CGGATCGGGGAAGACAAGCGACAGTACCTTCGGGCGGTGCTGCGCCGGGGCTACAAGATTTCCAACGCGGATCAAATCAAGCTATCCACTATCCACGGCGCAAAAGGCGGAGAAGCGGACAATGTCCTATTGATGATGGACATCTCCCCCAAGTTTGCCAAGGACTACGCCGTCAACTCGGACAGCGTAAACCGATTATTCTATGTCGGCGTAACACGGGCCAAGCAAACGCTACACTTAGTATTGCCGAAACAACAAGACAAAGGATTTCGCCTGTGAAGACCATGCCACTATTCCCAATGCAGAGTGATTGGGTTGCGCCGGATTCTTTTCCTAATTTATCGAATGCGAAGGAGATTGCAATTGACCTCGAAACTTGTGACCCTAACATGGAGTCGATGGGCCCCGGTTGGCCTCGGCGCGACGGGTATGTTGTTGGGTACGCTGTTGCTGTGGAAGGCTGGGCTGGATATTTTCCTGTCGCTCATGGTGGTGGGGGCAATCTGGATAAACGGCGCGTCGAGCGTTGGATTATGGATGTTCTCGCATCCCCTGCTGACAAAATCATGCACAACGCGGCGTACGACTGCGGGTGGCTCAAAGCGTCAGGCTTCACCATCAACGGGAGAATCATCGACACCATGATTGCGGCTCCGCTGCTCGATGAAAATCGATTCAGCTATGCCTTGAACAGTCTGGGATTCGATTACCTCAAAGAAACCAAGAGCGAAGCGGGTCTCCGCCAAGCCGCCGGGGACTTTGGTGTGCACCCAAAGAAGGAACTTTGGAAGCTCCCTGCTATGTACGTGGGCAACTACGCAGAGCAGGACGCGGCACTGACCTTAAAACTCTGGCAATACTTCAAAGTCAAGCTGCGGCAGGACGATGTCGAGTCGATCTTTGACCTTGAAACGCGGCTCTTGCCCGTCCTCTTAGGGATCACGGAACGCGGTATCCGCTTCGACCGCAACAAGTGTGAGCAGACTATTGATGCGCTGATCAAGCGGGAGAAAGAACTTCATTCCCAGATCAAAACTCTCTCCGGCATCGGCGTGGACATCTGGGCCGCTGCCAGTATCGCCAAAGCTTTCGACAAGCTGGGCGTGGTCTATCCAAAGACCGACACCGGCTTGCCAAGCTTCACCAAGTCCTTCTTGGATGAATGCCCACACCAAATTGGCAAGATGATCATTGAGGCTCGGGAGACCAATAAGACGCACAGCACCTTCCTCCAGCCCTACCTGAACTTCTCTGCCAAGGATGGGCGCATCCATCCGCACGTCAACCAGCTGCGCAACGACGAAGGCGGCACCGTATCGGGCCGCTTATCCATGAACAACCCGAATCTCCAGCAAGTTCCTGCCCGCCACGAGATCATCGGACCGATGGTCCGAAGTTTATTTTTGCCCGAAGAGGGTCAAATATGGGCCTCAAACGACTTTTCCTCGCAAGAACCGCGTTTATTAGTGCACTACGCCTCATTATTGGACCTCCCCGGCGCGGAAATCATGGTGGATGCCTACAAAGCCAATCCCGACACCGATTTCCACCAAATGGTGGCAGATATGGCAGGAATTCGTCGAAAAGCCGCGAAGACGATCGGTTTAGGGCTGATGTATGGCATGGGTGTGACCAAGCTCTCCAACCAACTGGACCTGACCCACGATGAAGCCAAGGAACTCATTCAAACCTTCCACACCAAGGTGCCCTTTTTGAAAGGCACGGTGAACGCGGTCATGCGCCGCATCGAACATCCCGCCTCTGGCGGTGCTATTCGCACCCTCTTGGGCCGCAAATGCCGCTTCCCGCTCTGGGAACCGATGGAATGGGGCAGCAACAAGGCGCTCCCCTACGAACAGGCAGTCGTGGAGTATGGCTCAAGGATCAAGCGCAGCGGCACCTACAAGGGATTAAACCGGCTCATCCAAGGATCAGCAGCAGACCAAACCAAAATGGCCATGGTGGCCCTCCACGAAGCCGGGGAGACCCTTCTTTTACAGGTGCACGATGAGATTGTGCTGAGTGTCGCGGACCGGGGACAGGCAGAACGGGCCGCGGAGATCATGGCCAACTGTGTGCGGATGGAAATCCCGAACCGGGTGGATGTGGAGATCGGCCCCAATTGGGGCGAAGCGAAGTGATTAGTCGGTGGGGTATTCAAAGGGCCCTTGACGATAAGTTTCCCTATCTAGCGGATTGTAGTTTTGAATGTAAGTTTCTCGATCTAAAGGATTAAAACTTTGCCTGTAGGTCTCGCGGTCCAAAGGATTAAACCCTTGAACATACGTTTCCCGATCAAGAGGGTTAAAACTTTGGCGATAAGTTTCCCGATCTAATGGGTTGAACCCCTGACGATACGTCTTCCGGTCAAGCGGATTATCAGCCAGCACACTGCCACACAACATTACTAAAATAATAAATAGCCGCATGGTTGTTCTCCCTGTTTTCATGCCAACCTCGCATATCGTCTAATTTCCTCTACCGAACGCCCCGTCTTATCATGAAGCCGCATCAGCGTATACGCCGACAACTTCTTCCCGGCCCGTAACATAGATACCTGCGCCTTTGATAGCAACAGGAAATCGGCCAACTGCGTATCAGTGCGGAAATTGCGTTCTCTTTTTATCTCGTTGAACAATTCATTCATCGTCAGTCTCCGAAAACTTCGTCCGCTGCACATACTCCATTGCAGAGTGCGCATCAATAAATTCTAAATCCTGATACTTGAATGTGCCATCAATCACGTGCTTCGTGACGCGGGCCAATATCTGGCCGTCTTTATCGACCAAGCATATCGATCCGCTACCCACTTCCGTCCAACGATTCTTCTGGCGTCTCATGAGGGCACCTGCGCCACACAAAGAAACTCGATCCGCTCCACGGGCCAGCCTGTACGCTTATGTACCTTCAAAATCATCTCCGCGCTTACCTGATTGGTGCCATGCCGAATCTTGGACAGGACACTGCGAAAGACATCCAACTCCTCTGCCATCACACCATCACTGGACCAACCCATCTCCCTGCGCATTGCATCCAACAGGGGATGTGGCCAGTTCTCCAACGTCGCTACATTGCCCTTACGATTGCGCCGTTTCTTTGCCTCTATGATCATTTCGCCTCCTTATTCTTTTTAAACAAATAATCCTCACGCGTCTCGGACGGCGGCACCCAACCATGCTTACGCCACACCGCTTGCACATTGGCACCCGAAGTCCACTTAAAATTATCCAGCGGGCTCATGCGTCGATCGTGCTCCACATCCGGCACAATTAATCGGTCAACACCCACTACTTTGAATCGCAAATCTGTTTTCATCATCTGTCTCCCCATCCATCATAAATAATGTGTACGCCAAAAATAAATACACCAATCGCAAAAATTAGATCTAACAGGTCAATTTCCATTGTCCAGCCCTTCCATGTCTCGTTTGACATCATCAGAAAGTGCGTATAACCCCTCATGCACAATGTTCATCCCATGTTCCATATTTTCAAACCGGCCCTCACCTACGTGCATCCTTACTATTGAAGTCAACGCCATAATCAAGGCAGGGATAATTACCTTTTGATCGTATTCATCGTTTAGCATTTGAAGCGTATGGATTGACGCAGCGCGGACATCCAACATGTAATTCTCAAACCCCTCTGGTTGTACTCCAGCACTCATTGTTCTTCCTCCCCTAAAATCACTGCCAATATAAGTGCCAGTATCAACAGCATCAGTAATACCCCGGCCCCGATCAACGCTGCTCCTGTAAATGTCAATATCTCAAATGTCAGCATGTTTCTCCCCCTTCAACTGATAATCCTTAAAAATAACCCCTAGACTCGCATCCCCTCTCTTGTGTGGCTTTCTCCAAAACCGCTTGTTGTTGCGCGTGACCCAATGACCGCGGACATCGTGTTGTCGTGGACTGCTATGTGTGCCACCCAATGCTTCTGACTCTTTCACTGATCGCGGCTCGAGGACCACGGTATGCCAATCAAACAAAGGTTTCTTACCCTGACGTAGACGTTTTGGATTGCTTTTGCTGGGAACAGGCGTGTACGCCTTTATTTCTTTTGTCTCCATACGCTCAAGCCAAAAGGCTATTGCTACTAATGAGTTTTTTGCGGATTTTACTAAATGCATTTCTTTTTCAAACTCCGGCCTATCGAAATGTATTGTTAGTCCCTTTTGTATATCATCTTCACTTGTGTCTATAGAAAACAATGGCAATATGTCTTGCTTGTTGGTTTTTTTATTGCATAAGACACCTGCAACGGCCACCACAGGAATCGTTTTTCCCGGATCGTCCCTATACACATTTTTCGCAATTGCTTCCGACACCATTAATAAAAATGGGCCATCTTCAGGGCCCGCTACAAGGGCGCATCGTTTAAATGGAAGATTTGTCCTCAAGGCATTTATGGTCCTCTCATGATCAAAGAACTCATTTGAAGTTTCCCAAGCCTCTTGGAAATCGAACCACATCCAGTGTTCTGCTTTGTCTGGAACTAATCCAACCATCTCCGCGATCAAGGGTGTCATCTGTTCTTTTCCTTTAACATTGCTTCGGTCATGTCAACACAATGCGGCCCGTTTTTCGATTCCCATGCCAAATAAGTTTTCTCATCATCCGTCAGCCCCTGCCATTCGCGCTGTGGTGGGGCGGTGTAGAGTGGTTGACCATTTAGAAGCAACGGCGCATCCATCAACATCACCGGCTCCGGTTTAGGCTGCGCGAGTCGGGCGCGGAGGGTTTCGAGTGCTTTGTTTTGGCGCTCACTTATGTCTGCGTATCTAATGTCTTCCAACGCATCCAGCACCTGCTGCGCTTCCTCGCGGGTTAGTGTGATGGTCATTGCTCCCCCCTTGCTCTAATATCTTTCGCAATATTCAGCCCGACAACACGGCCTTCCCACGCGCAGTAATCGTGCCATTTATCCGCTAACGCAGCGCAAGCCTCGCGCTCTGCTTTCATAGCCGCTTGCCATCCTTCCCATGCCCAATAAACGGCAGAGTCAGAGCGGTAAGGATTCGTAACCCCGTCATAACCTTGGTCAGCGTTCCACCACTTGTTAAAGTCTTCAGTCATAACTTATGCCCCCTCATCTGTCTGCACTGCTCCCTGTGCTTGCTATCAAAGTCAGGGCTGATCTCTACCACCCCGCACGGAAGCTCTGGCTCTTCTGTCATGAGCAGAACACCGTAGTACAGCGAGAACAGGGCGATAGCCACATAAAACGCCACGGCTAGAATCTCAGGTAATTTCATCTCTTCCTTTCCGCCAATACATACCGGTCAAAACTCTCCCCCTCATTGCACTCTGGACAGCACTGGACCGTTCCGTCAGAACAGGTAGGGTCCCCCGCCGTAGGTATCTCCTCCCACTCACAGATATACCCGCAAAACGTGCAACGGCCCACTTCCATGCCCACAATAGTCTTCTCGCTCTTCAATTCCTTCGGTATCTCGACTTCATCACCCAATTTCATATACACATACATCCGCATTGCCGCCTCTAACAAGGTGGGGGCAGGAAACTCTACGTTGTAATCCACGTTCATCGCCGTCCAATGAGCGGTTACGCCGGGATGAAAAATGCAGTCAATACCCTCACGCTCCATAATCTCGCCACCAATCTTCCAATCCGTTGACGGCGAATAAAAATACTTGTGCGGCGCATTGACAATGTGGGATTTCCCCTCACACTTCGCCACCGCCCAATCAAGCGCCGCGCCACTCAGTTCTGCTGTCTTCATACCAGTCTCTCCTCTATCTCATGATCCAACGCGGCCCGCAGACCACGGTCCAAGTGTACCCGCTCGTCCATCTCGGGCCAATATTTACCGTTCAAAGTCAGTACGTCAAACGTCACATCAGTGAATCCGTAGTAATCTATGTCGCTGTCCCGTACCGAAAAGTTGGGACGAGCGTATTCAAAGTGGATGACGCCGAGTACACACAATTGCTCATCAATTTCGGTGGGGATACGGTAAATGTATTTGGGGCGTTTGGTAAGCATTCTCTATCCTTTCTAATTGTGTATAATTGTCTGGTTTAGCGTACCTAGTTACTGGGAATTGCTACGATTTGGGCAGGTACAGATGTAGTGTAGTGTACAAGTAATAGTGATGCAAGGGAAAAGTACCGCGGACCGGGGCTATTTTTAGATCAAAAAGTTATAGAAAAGCGGTTTCTTATGCATTTTGCGGGTTCCCTATAGAACTTTTTGGGGTCATGTATGTTTTTTTATTTTTTTTTGTGAGATTTGCCGTAATAGACGTAATGCCGTAATAAGTGAGGATTCATGCGGGTTTTCAGCTAGTCGGTGACTATACGTTTATATTTTAGAAACGTAAGAAATACAAATTTTCAGGGGGGTTCCGCGAGATAGTTTTTTTTGATTCAAAAATTATCATGACCCCTAAAAAAACCTATAGGGCCACTTTTTTGGAAAAGGCTGTTTTCTTGACACATTGGTTAATACTATCTACACTCTGATCCTGATAGTTACGGAGGTTTTGCTATGTACGAAATAGACCGAGATATTGACCTGCCCGCGTCCCGGACGCGGTATCCATTCTCTGAAATGGGCACGGGCGATAGCATATTGTTCCGGGATGAAAAGAAGGCGGCTTCGGCCCGCGTGGCGGCTGTTCGCTATGCTCAAGCGCATTCCCCTGCATGGGGGTTCACCCTTCGCAAAGTCGAAGACGGCTGGCGGCTCTGGAGGACTAAGTAATGGCCAAGAAGGATGTCTGGCAAACGCCGCCAGTAATCCAGCAAAAGTCCGCGAACCGGATGGCTACCAAGGTGGCACCGCTGTCGAAGCAGAAGACCTTAAAACCTAAGGAATGGAAGTTCGTTCAGGAGTATGTGTCTGGCGATGGCCGGGTGACGTTGAAAGAAGCGGCTATTCGTGCTGGCTACAATCCTGCGAATGCATCGGTGCGGGCATGGCAGCTGACTAACCCTGACATGAATCCGCACATTGTGGCCGCGATACAGGCGTACAGGGCCGAATTGGCGTCGAAATACAATACGTCCTATGAACGGCACATGAAAGACCTCCAGATGATTCGTGATAAGGCGCTGGAAGCAGGGGCTTATGCTGCTGCGGTTCAGGCCGAATATCGCCGCGGGCAAGCGTTAGGGACGATCTACGTCGAACGGAAAGAGATTCGCCATGGCACTATCGATTCGATGTCGAAGGAAGAGGTTCAGCGAAAGCTTGACGAGCTCAAGAAGCTCTACGGCGGGCCCCCGCCGACCGCAATCATTGACTTGAATGCT